CTTTTCTATCAGTGCCCAATGTCTGGGCAACCCCTCGGCGGCCATACGCCGCCAAACGACTAGGTGTGTCGAACTTTTGACACAGTGGAACGTCGATTCACCTTCTTTTTAGGAGAAGGCGATCCACCGCTTTTTGTAGCCTTGGACCGAGTTGCGGGTAACCGCACCTTGGCTTGGGACTCCGTAGAGCGCCGAAGCAAGCTGGACATCAGGGTCAAACCGACGGAGCGGAGTGCCTCGCGTAATAGGAAGGTAAACTTCAACATAGCGTATCCAATCTTTTACTCGGATACGCCAGCGGCTGGAGTCACCTTCTGCGAGACACAAATCGCCGAGTTCGGGTGGGCCCTTAAGTCTTCTGATGTCACTTGGTAAATAACCCAAGCAGCGTATATAACTACGCCGAATCCGATGATCGAGGCGGCCACTATCGTCAAAAATACGACGATTGAGCCACCATAGACCGTTGGCGAATGACATCCAAGAGGCTGAGTCATGGGGAAGCTCCTTAAGATAAAAGGGTCTGACGTTAAAACCGTCAAAAAAGTCTCCACCACAACTTTCACGAAAGGAACCGCTGGGATAACACTTCTTCGGATTGGGAATAAACCCAAAAAAGCGTAATGCAGCAGTCACGTCCGCGTAGGATTCTGCGGTAACAATTATATCATCACCGTAGACACTCACAGGGTTCGGGTCTAGCTCCTGACTGATGGCCCAAAATATCAGGGTCTCAAGTTCAAAAGTAAAACCGTTGCCCATCGAACTGAATTTCTCCAGTCGATAAGTGCGTTTATCGAGCACCGTTACTACGGACCGAAGCGAGTTTAAAAGCTCGAACCAGTCCACAGGTAATAGATACTCAACAACGTTCCTAGCCAGTGTATCACTTGCTGACGATAGATCTAGTGTAGCTAGTGTGTCATTCACACTCCCCAGCGCCGCAAGGCGACGATGGAGTTCTTGACCGTTGTCAAGGTCAATACTAGCCCGATCACGCAAACGTTTCCGAATCTCTTGACCGACACCTAGTTGTAAATAGATGTTAATCGAAGGTTCAACGGCGATCGCGCGGTCAATCTTCACCGTCTTTGGTACCGTCGTAAAACGGTTACCGCGGACAGTGAGAGGATCACTAAGATCACGACGGGTAACGGCTCTGATCCAAGCAGACTGCTCTATGAGTGGTAGCAAGGATCGTGCATCAGCCGTTATAGTTGGTCGAGACTGCATTTTGTGCGGAACTGTGCAGCTAGTTCCCACGTCGAGGTACGTAGCGCCTTTACCATGCTTACAATGTCCCAAGTCATTTGGTAAACGACCCAAGACACGAGCGATTCTCTTTTTCACATTATGGAGAAAATCCACAACGCGGCTATCCACATCCGGGTAGTACCCGTTTAAGTAGTTAGCGAATCTCACGTTTGTAAGAGCACAGAGTTTCTCTGCGTCAAACCACTTCCCTACCGCAGCGGTACGCTTTTCTCGCGCTGAAATCCCAGGAAGGTCTTTACACTTCCGAAGAATCTCAGTTGCGATGGCGTCTTTTGCGTAAGAAATATGGTCAAAGTATTGCGCGGGGTCCACTTCGAGATTCGAAAGTTGAACCCACTCCCCAGCTCGTATTAAGAGCGAGACCGTTAAGGCCCGGGGAGTGTCCAAGTCCTGTAAAAGCTCGAGGACAACACCAATGGTATCATCAAGTGTTGACATGTTGCCAGACTCCTAAGTTGGTTAATTGTCCACGTTAAGTGGGTGAGATGCCAGCTTTAACAGAGTCGCGGATATGTGCCGCCACCATTAGATTGGTGAATTGACACACAGCCTCGGCAATTGTCGCATCCGGTACTTCAGTGGGCAGCAGCCAGTCGGCAGAAGACAGCTCAAGGTGAGCCAGCTTCGTAAGACCAGTTGTCGAGTCCACATAGGTGAATGGATACGAGTACTCGAGGTGAGGCTTCCGGGCCGTTTTCGGGCCGTTGTCGGTAACCTTCATCTTGAGAACTGGACGAAAAGCAACCGGGACGGCGGTGTTTTCTTGCCGCCAGATTGCAAATTGCCCGTCACCCGACGCGGGTTGGATAGCCGTATAGACGATATCAGTCGTACCATCGGCCTTCTTCACAGTTACGTTGGCGATTGCTGCCATGGTGAAAGTACTCCTTAAAGTGTCCTACCGGACACGTGGAAGAAACTGCATCAAGAGGGCAATTGCTGTAGCACCCCGTGACACAGAGAGGCCCTTAAATGGACGGAGATGCAGCATTGGATAGACTATAGATGGGACACGCGTCATAGACGCCCCTGTACATGCTCCCCTCTCGGGGGGCCAGGGATCCTGTCGGTAGTCTTGTGCATCACTGCCCACTACGTACGTGGTAGTATAGGTATTCGTCAACTCCAGCCCAAGAAAATCGGTGAAGGAGTTAAGGTAGTCCCCTACTGGGATGAACCAGTCCACGAGGAAGCTAAAGGGTATAAGCTCCCAAGCAACGGCAGCCGGGTTTAAAACCCCGAACTGAGCGAGCGTATGAATCGCAGGATCAGTGACACGGACAGTGGCGCCCATACGAATACGGGCGTTTAATGTCATGTTCTGAGACCAAACACCTTGAGACGATTTTACAGTCTTGTTGGTGCTACAGGTACTGCGACCAACGCAACGCTTGGTCGTCCAATCCGAGTCTAAGATCTTCAGACCGGTATGAATATCCTCTAAAAGAGGCGACCAACCGAAGTGCCACTCTAGCCATATATTACCAGCGTCTTTTGGACGCGAATAACGTGTGGCATTCCTCGGCAATATGATACCGAGTGCAGAGGCTGCAGCGTGCTTTCGTCCTTTAGAAAGCAGCTGTAGCGCGAAGAGAAAACGATTGGCAGACTTTTCAATCATGTCAACCGCTTGCTTCCGCTCGGCAATGTTAACCAACCACTGTGCTTGATCATTGATCGCATCACGAAGCTTACAGTAGGCCTTGTAATAGCCCGCCGTAAGATATCCGTTAAGATCAACGGCACCATAGAGATTTGCCCAAAGCGCCGTGTTGTTTGACGCAGGGTAACCGCTCGTACTCCGCGGATCCCGGTTCACTGTCGTGAACTGGTACGCGAGAGGCGGACGGACGTCTCCAATGAAGGGAGGTTTTGAACGATACCACTTACGGTATAAACTATACGGGACGGTGTAAATCGTCTTAGTATAAGGACCCGTTGTGGTCATGGCAGAAGAACCTTGCCAGTCTGACCAATCGCCGTTCTCAATGGCGATCGAACAGAATCGAGAGGAGAAACAAGGGGCTGAATACTAATCAGCCTCACTTCCCGTGCGGGGGAATAACCGCACGAGACACCTCTTTTGAACGTTTGATAAAGATCCATGGTTTCTGACTCCTAACTAAAGACAGGGGGTTTTATTGCCCCTGAGATAGGAAGGATTCAGATCGACCTAGGGTCCCAAGAGCGTCCGGA